AACTTTTCGACCAAACCTGATGGCGAGTTCACCTGTGTGAGTAGTCTGCATGATCTTGGCTTTTGGATTTTTGCCCACGAACCACGCAGGGAATAAGAATGAAGCAAACTCCGACTTTGTGTGTCGGGGTGGCATATTAATAATTAATCTTTTTAATTTTCCAGATGCGATCTCTTCAAATTTTTTTGCAATAATTTTATGATGTGAACCTTCTTTGAACTCTGGCCAAACAGATCTTACGAATGGTAAAAAATTTTTTTGTGCTTGTTCTTGAACAGAAAATTCTAATTTTTTTATTTTTAATTTTTGGGCTAGGAGTCTCGCTTCTTCTTGCGTTAGTGTTTCTATTGATTCCATATTTTCTCGGTTGCTGGCTGACTGTCTCGAACTTGCCTAGCCTTCGGCTGTCAAGTACCTGCCGCTGCATTTAGGGGGTACCCCCATGGGCAACATACTATATCTAGTGGTTTTTGGCAAATAGGAAATCTTTACCAGGGTTACAGGTGCGAAATCCAGGATCGGACTTAGATGAAATTAACTGTGGATAACTTAGGGGAAAAGTAAAAATCCCCCTAATGCGCAGTTAGGGGGATTAGATTAGAGATTATAAACGCTCAGTAATACCGAACTTCTGCGAAAGTTCACGCATTAACTTTTGACCGAACGCCTTGACTTCGGGATTCTGTGATGTCATCACAAACTCAAAAATCGAGTAGTCAAGAAACTGACACACAGCTTTATAGTTAATAGAACAAGTTATTTTGTCATTTGCTGACTGTTCTAATAACTGTCTTTTGAGAGTGTTGAGTTCATTCTCAACTATAACTCTGATGTCAGATAATTGTAAATCGTTAGACATGTCATATTCTCCTTTCTACCTAAGATTAAATATTATTATGGGATATCTGTCAAATACTTTATTTACCTGTTGCTTCAGGGCAGAAACCTCTCCTGCGAGTCGGAGGCAGCTGGTCTGGCTTCCACTTGTATACCTTCAGGGTACGAGGCTGAAAAATGCTGGTAATGGAGATCTTGGACTCGTGGGCGAGATTCGAACTCGCATAATCGTAGTTGCAGTACGACACATAACCTTTCTGTCACCACGAGATTCTTCACACTCACCTGCAGCGCCCGGGTAGCTCTGGGCCTAGCATACCTGGCCAGGAGTCGTAATAATTCGGCTAATGGAGAAATCCCATCTGCAGCCTGACGGGGTGCGCTTGCCCTAGGATATCACTCGAAGAGTCGTAATAATTCGGCTAATGGAGAATAATGGTAATAATGGCTTTTGCAACTTGTGCCGCCTGGGACAGCAGCACAAGACCAATTGTTACTGATATAATCGTGAATATGTGCTTAATGGGGAATCATCTCCTGCATCTGTCCCCACTCCCGTGACCTAGGAGACACCAGCAAAGACGCACCATCAAACCAATCCAAAAACCAATATTCTAAGCGATGCAGCTCCTTATGTTCGTTCACATAGCCGCGAAGCTCGTCACTCGGACCACCCCACGAAAACTGCCAGCGCCAATATCCTTCCGGTTGATCGTTCCAGGTATGTGGTTCGACATAATCAAAACCAAGCGCCTCAAACTCAGGATCTTTTAGATCCTGCTGACGCTCTTCCCATTCTTTTTTTATTCTTTCTTTGCAGCTCTTTGTCATTGCTTTGCCTCACATAATCCTTGTTCGATCAATGACTGTGCCATTCTTCCAAAAGACCCTTGAAGCGTCCAGGCCAGCCCTGTATTTATCAGATGCTGCCACGCTTCCAGTATTCTTTCTTGGCTATCACACTCAATGAATCCTTCACAGATCCCAACGGCTTCATAATTATTCATAGCATTTATTCTCCTTTATCCCATTAATATAGGATCTTTGACCGCCCTTGTCAAACCTTTTATTTTATTACCCCGGAGACGCCTGACCAGCTCCTGGCCTCTCAGTATACCTTAAAGGCGACAGTCGTGGAATCCAGCGTAATGGAGATTCGTCGGGACACACATAGCTTCCATCACAGCTGCGCACGTGTGCGATGCTTTGTACTTGGTTTGGAAAACGATTCGTGGGCACTGGGCAATGGAGAATGCAACTGGGATCCAGGTCTGCAGCTCCACTGACCTGTCTAAAGGGCATGTTGCTTGAATCTAAGCGTAATGGAGAATCATCAATACAGCAACTACCATCACGGGCTTCCTGGTGCTGGGAAACCTGAGGAGTATAGCAGTAAACAGCAAAAGACTGGCTAATGCAGAATGGAGAAGAAAACTAATCATGTCCCAATATTATAGGATCTTTGTGCAACTGTCAACCATCTCCTGCTGCTGGGATGCAGCTCCGTGAGCCTATGATTCGGTGGCAATGTCGCAAGATTCACGGTAATGGAGAAACCTTTCCATCACCTGCAGCATGCGGCCCGGATCCCAGGGATAGGGTATGATGGCCAATGGCTCGGTATCTATGCCCGTAATGGAGAGTTCACGGGCCATGCCTCCCGAATAAATATGCAAGGCTCTATTAGGGAGGGTCTCGACCAAGATAAAATTTAACCCTCCCGCTTCATTGTAGCTGTAATTCCACGATATTTGCTTTGGAGTCAATGCCACTTTTTTCAGCTTAGTACATTTCAATTCAACAAAAACGCTGACGGGATAACCATTTTCACCACGAAAAACTCCATGTAAATCTGGTATCCCAGGCGAACTGAAAGACTCTATTCTAGTCCAGTGTACCTTTGGAGTGATCTCCTTCAGTTTTTTCCAAAATCTAGTTTCTGGTTTGGTTGTCATATGGCACACCATCTTCGTTTTTTATGATGCTTTTTGAGAGTATCTTGCCAAAAACATTAAACCAAAAATGCTTAAACACAGGTGACTTAGCTGCGTGCATGGCTTTCAATGCTCTTTGTTGACGTTCAATACTCAATGTTACTTCTCTGTCCATAACATATCTCCTTTCTTTATGCTCATTCCAATATAGTACGGTATCATTGGAACTAAACTGTTACCTAGACATTTAAGTCTGTCCACCCTTTTGGATACCCCATGAGCCACTCGACCCACGTTGGGTTCAGACTGCCACCACTGTGACCAGCCAATCTGCCCTTCTTCTTGGCTTTCTCGTAATTCACATTCGGACCAGCGTCTCTCCAATCTCTCGCTGTCGGTGTCGGCATCATGGCTACTTTCTCTTCCAATTTGCCTCTCTGTGTCCCCCTGTTCTGTATGCTCTCTGTCTTCTCTGCCATAGCTGCTGACGCCCTCGGTGTCGGCCACATCAGATTCGGATGTGCTACCTGATCGTTCAAACTGATTGGCATACCTTTCTCCAGTTTCATCTTCATCCTGGTCTCCGAAGAAGGACCACGGCCACTGTGTGCGTCTGGTGTTCTCCATAGTTTGACTAGTCTCCCCAATCCCACTGATCCATCTACCCCGTTCTGATTGATTTTCCTCAGTGTTCCATTCTTTGTCATTCGAAACTTGTCGTTCTTTCCTATTATCGATCCTGTCGTCCCGTCCGAACTCACTGGAGTTGGCAATAATCCATACCCTTTCTCTTTGGTGGTTGGCGCCGATGCTCGAAGCTGAAATACTAAACGCTCTTGCGGAGTAACCTTCACTCTCCAAGTTCTCGAGTACGGTGTCCAGACCGAGTTTAATGTGTCCACTAACATTCTCTCCAATAACCCAAGTCGGTCTGAGTTCTTTGACAAGTCTAAACATTTCTGGCCAGACGTGTCTCGGATCTTGCTCACCTTTTTGACGTCCAGCGATGCTGAAGGGTTGACAAGGATATCCTCCTGTGATGATGTCGATTTTAGTATGTCCATTTGCTGATAATCTTTCACTATTTAACTCCTTTACATCGTCATAGATTGTAACCCACGGCCAATGTTTGCGTAAAACTTTTTGACAGTATGGATCAAAATCACAAAACGCTACAGTTTCAAAATAACCTGTAGCTTCTAATCCTAAACTAAACCCACCTATACCTGAAAATAAATCTAAATG